GTTTATCAAGCCAATGATATTAAGTTAGACGATGTATATTCTTATCCTAAAAATCATGGTATATTAATTGAAGATGTACATTACAAACCTGATAAAGATAAGATACTTCAAATTCTATATGTCTTAGATTATGTAGCATTAACATCAAATAATGAAAAAGATGTACCAAAGGCTATAATGAATCTATGTGTAAGAAAAAGAATGGGTCAAACAGACAACAGGCAAATAGAAATTAAAAAGATTGCACCAAACGCTGAGTCAATTAAAAAGTATGAAGCAACAATTTATGATATTAACATAGCATACTTAAAAAATAAAAATAGAAAGGAGGTATTAGATTTGATTAAATATAACAAGCCTTCTGATATGCAATTGATTAGTTGGATTCAGCCTAATATTGATGTAAGAAATATTGCTTTTGCTGATAATATTATGAGAAGATGGAGTACAGATTATTTCTATGAGATACTAACTTATTCATGGTCGGGTTATCATGGTGGTAGAGTAGAATTTCCAAGAAGAAATAGTTATTCTCCCGTTCCTAAAATATGTGCAAAGTTAGGATTAAAAGAAAAGGATGCTTATTTAGTTAAGACCTTTTTGAAAAACCCTGAGTATCAAGAATGGGCTATTAGTAAATTAGATAGAGATGAATGTAAAATTTTAGGTTTAAAGAAACCAAGAAAGCAACCGATTAGAGTAGTTAATACAAAGTTAGGTGATTGGTTATGAGAATAGCAAAAGGAACAGGAGTATCTTTTAACGCATGGTTAGGAAAGATAGAAAAGACTGTAAAAGATAAAGTTAGATTTTTACAGTTAAGAGAATTCTACGAAGATGATTTAACTCCTGATGAGGTAAAAATAAAGGTGGATATTGATGGTTAAAAGAAATTGGATTAAAGGCGTAAGAAGAAAAAGAAATAAAACTTATGCTGAAAGGTTTATTGATAGAGCCATGAATGATGGTGTTGAAAGAAGTGCAAGTCAAATATTAGATGCTATCATTGATTATATTGATAATAATGGTTTAACATATAACTATGTACCAACTAAAGGAAAGATAATTAATTATGTTAATGATAGTAGTAGGTATCATAAAACTATCAATAAAACATCCAATACTTATACCAAAATATATTTGTGTGAAACTTGTGATGGAACAGGTTTTGTCAGACATAATAATTGTAAAGAATGTAATAGTGAGAGTGAAGAAGAATGAAATGTGAAATGTGTGGATTAGAAAATGCTGAACATAAAGGAATGCATTGTGGAGTGTATAAGGTTTGTAATGATTGTGTTGCAAAATCAGTACACGCAAGAATGTGGCTTATTGGAAAAGCAAAAGAAATTAAGACGGATTATTTATACGGTGTAGATTATAAGGTGAATAGCGATGATGCAGGAAACAAATAAACTACTGAATAAATTAAATGAAAACATAGAACGAGGCAATAGAATACTTGTTGTTGTAACGATAGTTAATATTGCTACTGTAATTATGATAGGATTGGTATTACTATGAAATGTAAATACTGTGATGGCTCAGGGGTTGCCATTGAAATGCCATGCCCCGAATGTAAAGGATTAGGAGAGATTGAAAATGAATTGGACAGAAAAATACAGACCACAAAGAGTAAGTGATATAAGAGGACAAACTAAATTTGTATCAGATGCAAACTCATGGATTGAAAGAGGCGATATGCCTAATGTTTTAATCTATGGAAATCCTGGAAATGGTAAAACAACAGCAGGTCATTGTTTAGCAAATGAGTTTTTAGGTGATGGTAAGAGCGTTAATTTTATTGAGATTAATGCAAGCCAAGATAGAAAGTTAGATACAATTAGAAATACTATTTCTAACTTTGCAAATACTAAAGGTACTACACCTTTCAAGATTTGTATGTTAGATGAGATAGATGGTATGACAAGAGATTCTCAAAGAGCATTAAAGAGAGTTATGGAAAGAGCAACTAATGTTAGGTTTATTATTACTTGTAATGAACATAGTGATGTTGATTATGCTATCCGTAGTAGATGTGCTAATTATTGGTTTGAACCTTTACCTTATGAAGATATGTATAAAATGTTGTGGTACATATCAATTGAAGAAAACTTCAAGGTGAATGATGATGATTTACTTGAATACTGTAAAGCAATCAATGGAGATATGCGAAGAGGTATTAATGAATTACAAGCCTGTGCTTTTAGCGGTACAGACATTATAGAAAAATCAAGAGAATTTTTGAATAATTATACAAAGATTATGGACCATATAATAAAGAAAGAAGTTTTTGAAGCGAATGACCTATTGATGAAAGAAGTATTAAGTGGTCGTTCTGTAAAAGAAATATGTAATAATCTACATCATTGTGTATTAGATATGGAAATTGATAGAAGCATTATGTTTAAGTGCCTCAGTCATATAGGAGAAATGGAATGGAGAAGCAAGTCAATGACTCCAAAAATAATCGTGTCGTGGTTCTCGGCACAATTCATTGACGACT